CAATATTCAGGGTTGTTCCTGTCATTTTAATATACACGCCATCTGCTTCCGCACCATAGGCTTCCTCAATGATCTGGTATATGGTCTTATCCCCTGCTGCCAATATGTTAATGTCTCCGGCTGCTTCCAAGATTTCACCAGCAGGAATATCAAACATAGATAGGACTTTTCTTACTACCTGTGCTGGTTTTCCCTTAAATTCCCCATACACTTTATTTTTCAGGTAAAAAGCATAATCTGCAGCAGTGATGCTTTTCTTTATATCTGTCTCTTCGAATTCTTCTGTAATTACAATCCCATCAAAGATCAGATAACCGCTATCGTCATATGCCAATATACGGTTGCCGATATTAATTTCAACAACCTCAATATCCGTACTAAGATTAGTGTATAGATAGGTGAAAGCCAGCTTTCTTGCCATCTGTGTCACATCACCACTCCAGGTAACTGTTCCTATAAAATTACTCACATCTACGCCATTTGCTTCAATTCTCATTTGGTATCTCCAGTACAGTCCCTATTTTCAGTTTCTTTGGATCTGTTACTCCATTAGCTTCCGCTATCTTTTTCCACTTACCGCCATCTCCATAATATTTCACTGCAATATCCCACAAAGTATCCCCTTTTACTACCGTTACATTCTTAGGTGTATCATTTTCCCCCGGTCTGCTATTAAGACCGGTATCTGTATCTGTCATCTTAGACTCTGATGCAACTGCTTTTATAGATGACATTCTATCCTCTGTCAATCCCCATGTTACTGACACATCCCTCTGACCTTCCGTGTAGGTATTCGATGTGGAATTGATAATAAATTTATGATTGATGTCAGTTCCAGATACGATCATCCTGATCGGGCGCTGTCCATCCTTTGCCTTATCAATCAGGAGATGTCCCTTTATAAAAAGGGGAATCAGAGGCTGGCAAAAATGTCTGAAGCGTAACTTTCATAGGATTCCTATGCCCTGGAACCATCACTGTACCCAGATTCAATAACTCCATGGTCTTATCACCATTATCTCCTGATATAACCAGTTGCTTAGGATTGACGGCCAGCTCAAACTGACCGTCATCCGTAATGATCAATATATTTCTTGTCTTCATTACTTATTGTCCTCTGCTTCCTCCAGCTTCATAGCAAGGGCTTCTGCTACCTTGTCAATATCACCATCATCCCTGACTTCCATCTTTTCAATCGTTATATTTATGCTAGGTGAACTGTTCTTAATCATATTCTGACTTTCGCTGTTTGATTTAATCTGTGTACCAGACGGAAGGTTCATAAGTTCAGGTCCATGCTCGCCTACAGTTGTCCATCCGCCGCCAAAGTAATTTGTTCCTGTTGCATTTGCACTTACAGAAGGAGATTGACTTCCACCCTTTGCAGATGCCGCAGCCTCAGAATTGGCAGTCCCGAACATACTACGTATTTTGCTTGTTATGCTTGTCAGGCCTTCTACAAATCCTGTGATAATCGGTTCAATTACGTTCCATACACTTTCAATTGCAGATTGAATATAAGGGAATGCAAATCCTATTGCATCACTCAAAAGTCCGATACCTTCAATGGTAAGGTCCATAATAGGAGATGCCACATCCCATACCGCTGATAGCACGGATGCTATGATAGGACCAGCCTTTTCGAAGATACCTTTCAGTGTGCCTGTTTCCCCACCAATGCGTTGGAACACTGCCTGAAGCTTATTTCCTATATCAGTTGCTATTTCTGCAACTACAGGGAATACAGATGATGCAACTGAACTTATGCCTGAAAAAACACTGCTCACAACAGGAAGCATTGCGGCCAGTGTAGAGCTGACTGATGTAACGATTGGCTGTATATAAGGAACAATCGTACTAAAATTTACAAGCATTGCGTCAACGCTTGGCTTAACTGCGTCAAACGCCGATGTAAAGCTTGTCCGGATCTGTGATATGGTAGGCTGCCACTGTGTCCATAAATCTGATAGGATACTTCCTAGTTTTTCAATCCCTGGTCCTACCTTATCTACAACTTTTCCTATTGCTGATTCAAATTCCGGGAATTTATCAATTACCTTATCTAAAGCAGATTGAATATAGGGAAGTGCCTTTTCCCCTACAGAAGTAAGCATATTTTGTCCGAAGTTCTTTATCTTTTCTGACATTGCCTTTACAGAATTTGTCTGTGTAGCAAATGCTTTCTCCGTAGCCCCTGAAGCATCAGCCATGGCAGCCGTTTTTTCATGCCATGTATCCGCAAGATCACCTGTCAACCCCAACACAGCCTGCTTTGCAGATTTGTCAGAAAACAAGTTTGCCAGATCAAGGGAGCTGCCCCCTACCTGGTCTTTTAATTTCAGAATAACTCCCTCTAGGCCTTCTGCTTCCAATGCTGCTGCACCGGAAGAATACCCCATTTTTTTAAGAGCTTTGCTTAAACTGTCTGTTGGTGCCAGGAATCCGGAAAGTACACCTTCCAACTGGGTACTTACCTCTGCTGTATTGCCGGTAACGCCTGTAAGCGTAGCCATGACACCATATAACTCTTCCTGGCTCGCTCCCAACTGGGAACCCATCGCAATAGCACCGCCCATACTTGCTGCCAGTTCCGGGAAAGATGTTTGTCCTAACTTAACAGTCAGGAACGCAAGATCTGCTGCCTTTTCCATTGCGGCTGCCGATGTATCACCGTAAGCTTTTGTTACGGATGACAGCATATTAACAGAATCTGTAGTTGTTGCGTTACCTGCCTTTGCTGCTTTAGCCGCAATTTCAAGCTGTTTAACATTGTCTTCTGACTCACCAAATGCTGAAACAACCTGATATAATCCATCTGTCAGATCACTGGTAGCAATACCTGTATCATTTGATACACCACGTAACTGTTTACTGTAGTTCTGTAGTTTGGTATTTACGTCACCATCTAACAGGGTTCCGACATTCTGCATCTGTGATTGGAAATCAATGGCAGATGTTACAGCAGATGCCGAAGCAACAGTAACAGCAGTAAAAGCCGCAGCGGTTCCTACCAGCGCAGCCTTTCCTATGGCTTTTGTGGCAGATGCCACCCCGCTTCCAACTTTCTTGCCTACAGCAGAAGCTCCCTTGACTGTCATATTGATAACCTTATTATCTTTAATCTTGTCCAGTGAGCCTGATACTTTCTTGATTTTTTCCCATGCAAGCTCTGTTTTAGCCGTTACCGTTATGACTTTTTTTGTCAATGGCCGTAATTTCTGTTTTACCTGATCTATTTTTTTGTACGCCTGAGTATTTTTAAGCTTTATTTCATGCTGTTTCATTTTTTGCTTGTTATACTCATTGATTTTTTTCTTGGTCTTATCTACTTCACTTGAAAACCCCTTTGAAGAATTCCGTGCCTGTTTCAGAACTCCGGACACGTTATCCTTTATAGCAATAGTCGCGCCGAATACATCAGACACAGCTTCATCCCCTCATTTTCCCCATAATAAAAGCAGCCGCTTCCAGGACTGCTCTTTTCAAATTCTCCTGTTGTTCTTCCTGGTTTAGTCTTGCAACTGCTGCCAGCATGATCTTATCCTCTCTGGGAAGTGTTGCTAAGTACTCTGGAGTATACCCCTTGTTCATCCAGTATCCCATTGTCCACATTTCCCAGGAGGATCTTATTAGTTTTTTGCTTCTTCGATCTCATCAACCGGTTTAATGGTACATTTATCGTTAATACCGCTCAGTGTAAAGATTTCCTCTGCAATAGCACGGCGGTCAGCATATTTAAACATATTGGCAATCTTATAATGCTGATCTATCACGCCTGCCTTCACAAGGCTGTCTGCCTCTTCCTGTAATTCCCTGCAAGCCATGTAGATAAGATACTTGTCACATTCCAAAGTATCTTCGCTGAATGCGTTCACATCATTGATTTCCTGCTCTGTCAGACCACTTATGGTAATTGTCACATCACAATCACCAATATAGAGCTTCTTGGTCTTCATCTTTTTTCTGGCTTCTATCTTTTCTTTTGCACGTCTTGCAAAATCATGAAAAATAATATTCTGTTCCATCTGTATGTCCTCCTTAATTATCCTTAATCTGGTCTAGCAGGATCATGTCGCTTGGTGTAAAAGTAAATGGGATTTCTTCTTTTACGACAGCCCCTTTTTCCCATGTCTTAGTAAATTCACTTAACGCCACATTGCTGATCTGATAGCGTTCCGTCTGACCGCCTACGGCATCCGGGTCCTGCAGTTTTGTCGTAATGGTGCCCCTTGGGTCTTTGCCCTTGCTGATAGCCTGTCGTACATCATCAAATCTCGTATACACCTTATTAACGCTAAGAGTACCCTCACCCTTCTGGCCTGTTATCTTGGTGTCCACATCAATACCCATCTGTACATCTTCACGGTTTACAGTTACCTTGGTCTCAATTTT